CACGATCTCGACCGCAGAGATTTCACCGGTATCGTCACGCTGGAAGGATCCGGTAAAACGCAGCGGCACGCTGTCCGCGCCTGGCGAGGCATACTGCGCCCACAGAGCAACGTCCGGCAGGCCACCAATGGTCCACTCCAGCGCCAGCGCATCATCGTCCAGTCCGAGGTCGACAGAGACCGAGCCCGGCATACCGCCGCCGCGATACTTCTCCAGCTTGCGGGTGAGCTTCGGTAAGGTGACAGACTCAACAACGCCCATATAGCTCAGGCCATCGTTGAACATATTCAGATATTTAAGTTTGCGTGGTAACGCCATGCTGCAGCTCCTTAGCTGTTAACCGAATCTGACAGGTCTGCCAGATAGGTATCGGTGATGCGCTGGCGCAGGGTCAGATTCTCCAGCGGCGGAACAGGGGTGTAGTCGTAATCGATATACAGTTTCCCCGCTTTGAGGGTCGACACGTCATTCGATTCCGGGTCATACCAGCAGGAGCCGTCAACGATGTAGCCGTTGGTTTTCAGCTCACGGAATTTGGCATTGATACCGGAAATGATGTCGCGGATAAGCGTTGGGGTAATGGGTTTATCCATCGCCCATGCGTGCGCTTCCGCCATGGTGTCGGCCAGTACCTGCGCGGTACGGGTGTAGTTTTCAAACAGGAATAACGGATCGTCAGAACAGGTACGGTTGCCCCAGAATTTGAAACCATCATTGCGAATCAGCGTGGTCACGCCCGCCTGGTTAAGCAGGTTGGCATCAGTAGCCTGTTCCTGCAGGTCCCAGGAGACAGATGCGCTCACCCCGGTAACACCGTTAACACCGACGTTGGACAAGGTTTTATGCCAGCCGGTGGTCTGGTCGATTTTGGCGCGCAGGCCAAGTGCGCGTGCGGTCGCCCAGGCCGTTTTGGTCGCGTTCGTGGTGGTATCCCATGCCAGGAAATCCGGGTGAATAACCATCAGCTCACGCTGGCTGAAGTTTTTGCGATAGTTGATCGCCTCAGGAATGGTTTTACAGCCCCATGCGCTGACATAGCCAAACGCACGCAGGCTCTGGCACGTCGCTGCCAGCGCGGTCGCCACTTCCTGCGAATCCAGCCCCGGCACACCAAGAATGCGTGGTTTAACGCCGGTCACCGTTTTGGCGGTGAGAAGAGCCTTAAGGCCGGTGTATTTGCCGTTTTCGTCGGTGGTACCGATGATGTTAGAAATGGTTTCTTTCTGTGCGGCTTCCGGGTCTTCCGGGTTATCGACACCTTCGGCCACGCGAACAACAACGACAACCGGTTTGCACTGATCGGCAATCGCCTGAAGGGAAGCGGACAGCGTGCCTGTCTTCCCGGCTTTCGCAATCGCGGATTGTACATTGGTAATGAGCACTGGCTCGTTAAGAGGGAATGTCTGTTCGTCAGCATCGCTGGCCGTACAGACCATACCGATGATTGCCGTCGAGACGGTGGAAATGGTGCGTGTGCCATCGTTGATTTCGATGACTTCCACGCCGTGGTGATAGTCGCCCATCCGTTTAACTCCGTGGTTTAGTGGTGAGGGTATTTTCTGTGGAGCGCGCGATGGATGCGACGTATTGGGGTTGGGGAAAGGATTACACAACAAACGAAAAGCCCTCCGGGAGGAGGGCTTGGGGTCAGGCCGGGCGTTCTGGCCATTGAATATCTGGCGCTTTGCTGGTATCAACACGGTTGAGGAGAACTCTGTATTTTTTCCACTCCTGTAAGCAAGCGCTTTCCGTATCAGTTGCCATCGATAAATCAACGGCATCCTGCAGTGGTGCTATTACTTCTGCAGCTGCAGACATGAGCGAGTGTTTTTGCTCTTCAGCATTCGCTATAAGCTCTTCTTTCGTATAATGGTAAAGTTCTATCGTATTACCATTGAATAACCACTGCCCTGAATTTGAGAATTCAGACGGAATATCATCCGGCTGGATTTCTGCGACAGACAGGCCACGCGGTACTAAAGCAGAAACATCGAACGATACAGAATCAATTTTTCCATCAGGGAAGTAAGCTATTTTCAGCGTACCCTCAGAAAAGTTGTCTTGAACTTCGTACCAGTCATTTCCTTCGTTATCCTGAAGGAATTCATATCCCATATCAGCAAGTTCTTTTTTTTCACCACTCTCTGGAATATACGGAATGAAATTTTTATAGATAAGCATACATATATCCTAATCAGGCTGAAACAGCGTTTACCCATGAGCCATTAACGAGATACTGGATGGGACGCAAACGGTAATAGCCATCGTTTGACCCGAAATCTCCCCCCATCGTTACAACGTACCCTGATTGATCTGCCAGGCTACCGCTACCATTTGATACGTCTTTTGATGCTCCCAGGCGGACCGCCGTAACATAGTTACCTTTAGTCTGATAACGAGCATCACTTTCGGATTTGGTATATGCCTGACCTGCTGGGGTGTAATTTCCTTTAGACTGATATCTTCCGTCGCTCTCTGCTTTGGTATAGGCCCCGGTTTTCGCCATATACCCCGCATCGCTTTGCGCTTTTGTGTAATAACGGGCGTCGAAATTAGCAAAACTTCCGGGAATGAGCTGGCCTGGCGCGCTAAAATTACCACTGGTATCCCATTTATAATTGACATCCTGACCGCCACTGCCTTTCATGTGCAAATGCCATGAAAGAGCGGTATCAGCGACAAGAGACCCCATTGAAAAAGCCCATGAATTGACACCGGCGATGCTTGCCTGTTGTTTTAAAGCTGGATGGTATTCACTCGCACCGGTTGTCGAATATGAGTTAAAAAAAGCTGCTTTTGTTTTGTACTGTTCTGCCCATGCAAGTGCACCGGCATAACCCGCTGTAATTTCCTTAGTGGCGAAAATGGTGTTGCCTACAGTAAATGGTGTCTCAGATTGTAATGCCCCGGTTTCCAGGCTAACCCGTAATGGACGCAATGAATTGTAGTTTCCGTAAGCATCGCCCTTATTCGTCAGCATCAGATAAAGATTATTACCGTCGTTGCGCCAGAAACACCCGTAGTTTCCATATGCAATCCGATAACTATTTGCGGAAATGGATTGTACTTCTCCGTTTGAACGTAAATAACCGCTAAATTGTCCGGCGCCGTTTGCCTGAAGCAATAGCGAGCCATCTTTATTTCGCTGAGAGTAAAAATGGTAGCCGGTGTCATCCCCCAGTTCGACTACAGATGGGCGGTCTACATTTCCCCAGAGGCGCAGAGCTGCATTCTTGTCAGAGGTATTTGATGAATAAAAAGAGAATTTTTTCGTATTCCCTGAATAAAATCCGCCAAGTTGTGAGGTTAAATTACCTCTCACTCTCAGGCCGGTATTAGTGCTAATCGCCAGCTCCTCCTGCGAATCGGTACTGCCTGTCGCCAGACGGTATTCGCCCCCCTGAACGGTTTCATGCCAGATAGTGTCCGTCGCTCCGCCGCGCATTTTACGAAGATAATTTTTATTGCCTGTCGTGGCGTTGGAAAGTGCCGTTAAGTTGTAGGTGGCCTGTGCTACAGCGTCCTGATTTAATGTTCCGGTCATACTGTCACCGGCTTTACTGACTCGCTCACTGGCATTTATATTGGCTGCAGTAGCGTTGTCGTTTGCGGATTTAACCGCCTTCGGCGTCGCTGCCAGCACCTCCGACACACTGTCAATCGCACTGCTGAGCTGGACAAGCCCCTTACGCGCCGTAGTGGCATCTACCGCGGTGTACTTGGCGTTTGCCAGATCGTACACCATTTTTACCGCCTTCGGCGTTGCCGCCAGCACCTCAGAGACACTGTCAGTGGCACTACTCAGCTGAACAATCCCCTTACGCGCCGTGGTTGCATCCGCTGCGGTATATTTCCCGTTCGCCAGGTCGTACGCCGCCTTCACCGCTTTCGGCGTTGCAGCGAGCACCTCGGAGGCGCTGTCAATGGCGCTACTGAGCTGTGTAAAGCCCTTCGCAGCAAGGGTCGCGTCCGGATGGCGACGCGACTGCTCGTGCTCCGCGAGCTTCCCGTCGACGTAATCCTGCGTGGCCATCACCGTTGAGGTGTCAATCGTCAACTCGACGGAGGAAATATCGCTCACCATGATAACCATGCGAAGCGTCTGCGCGCGTCCTGACCCCTCTGCCAGCGCGGGCTTATAGCTTTCAGCCATATTCCCGACGGCAATCAGCGTTCCGGTATCGTCATAAAGACCCATCTCACGCATCCAGAAACCGCCCACCTCAGGCGGGATCAGCAGCTCCGCCACAACGTAGTTTTTGTTCTTTTTGTCCTGGCTGATTTTATTCAGCGCGTGGCGCCAGACTTCCTTCACCAGCTTTGTCTGGCTGGCATCTGGAACGGGCAACGCACCGCCGCCGTCGCCGACCGCCATTGCGGTGAAGTTCACTTTCTTCGCGTTCGGGACGGTTGCTGCAGCCAGTTTTTCTGCACCGGCTTTGGTGATAACCGTTTTAAATTTCACTGTCATTATGCTCTCACTTATCCGGGGTAAACCGTAATGATGTCGCCGTCATAGCTCAGGGCACCGGTAAAAAGATAACCCGGGATGTCCTGGATGATATTCAGGCCGATAAGGTGGCGGCTGGCAGGCTTCGCATCAGCGATAAGCCTTTCCATCTCGTAATACATTTCCTCGGTGATACCGGTGTCTAATACGCCGATATCAAGGCGGAAAGTGCCGGGCGGATCGTTGGTTTGCCACCACTCGGTGACGTTAATCAAATAACCAAGCGGCTCCACGACGCGGCGCACGGCACCGATGGTTCCCTTGTGGGCATGGATAAACCATGCCGCGCGGATCACGTCCCGTTTGGTGGCCTCCGGCCAGTTCTCGTCCCAGCGATCGACCGAAAACGCCCATGCCAGCCACGGCAGTAAATTTGCCGGGCAGGTATCCGCGCTCCAGAGATGGCGCAGCGGTACCGGCGTTTTTTCTATCTCCGCGCAGGCGCGCGCGGCCGCCACCTCAAGCGGCGACGATCCAACCGGTAAAAGACGGGTATCACTCATCGCTCCCCCCCACGGTTACGCTGTAGTGGCTGCACCATGAGGCCTGAGTTTCATCGAGCACGATATCGGCTGCCGGGGCGGTCAGCTCCACGCGCTGCACCCCTTCAACGTGAAGAGCGGCGTAAATGGCAGACTTGCGAATATCGCGTCCCAGCCGATGCTGCGCCGTGATATAGGCCTGCAGCCGGGCTCTGGCCGCGTTAAGCACCGGTTCGCTTTCCGGGCCGGGGAAGAGGAACAGCGAGGCCGCAATGGTGTAGTCGACAATTTTGGCCGACTGGACGGTCACGCGATCGGCGACTGGCCTGACGTCCTCATCGTTCAGCGCATTGCGAACACGGGTAAGCAGCTCTTCAGACGCCACGCCGTTATTCTCCCGTGAGAGCACGGAAACGGTGACGTTCGCGGGCTGGGGGCTGATCACGGAAATATCCGCCACCCGGCCATCCGCGCTGCGGCCATGGAACTGATAAGCGCCTGTCGAACCGGCCACGCTCAGCCCTTCCGGCGCCTGCTGGATACGCAGACGAAAGTCAGTATCAGACTCCATCACAGCCGGCGTGGGCGGGAAGGTCGTGTCGTCGGCAGGCGTAATCACCAGACGCTGAAGGTTAGCGTTTGCCCCAATCTGGTCGAGATCGCTGCCAGTGGCGTAGGCCAGCATGACCGCTCGCGCGGCCTCGTTGACGCGCTGGCGCCAGATAACTTCCCGATACGCGTTTTCCTGCAGCAGCTTCACAATCGGCTCTGACTCTAAGGTCAGCGT